TCAGTGTCACCGACACCGACTGGGTGTTCCTCGCCGGTGACGATGTCGAGTTCACACCTGGCTGGATCGAAACGGCACGCACCCTGTCGGATCGGTTCGATGTCATCGGCACCAACGACTCCGAACCGGGCCGTGTGCGCAACCCGCTCGTCGCGGCCGGCAAGCACGCTGACCACTTCTTCGTCCGACGCTCCTACGTCAACGACGACGGCGCATCGCTCGAAGGGCCGGGCATCTTGTGCCCCGAGGCGTATTACCACTGGTACACGGACAAGGAAATGATCCAACTCGCCAAGGCCCGAGGCGTGTTTGCCCCGTGCTTGGAATCGGTGGTTATCCATCACCATCCCGGCTACGACGGCCGCGAAGATCTGCGGGCCAACGACCCGACCTACATGAAGGCGGTCGAGTTCTCCGAGATGGACGAGATCGCGTTCCGCCGCAGGGCGCCGCTGATCGAACAACACCAGACCGTCCGAAAGGACATCTGGTCATGAGCCGCCCCACCATCATCGACGTGTTCCCGTTCAACAACGAACTGGACATGCTGCAATGTCGGCTTGAGGAGATGTCGTCGGCGGTCGACTGGTTCATCGCCATCGAAGCCGATGTCGACCACCAAGACCATCCCAAGCCGTTCCACCTGACCGACAACCTCGACCGGTTCTCCGCCTGGTCCGATCAGCTGATCGTCGTCCGAGCGACCGGGATGCCAACGTTGGCTGACGACCCGGATCCGTGGGCCCGAGAACTGGCCCAACGCGAATACGCCATCGAAGGCCTCCGCCAGATCAACGCCCGACGGGAGCTGCAAGCCGACGACATCGTCCTGCACGGCGACGTCGACGAAATCTGTCGGGCTGTCCATGTCCGCAACGTCCGACCCCGCACCGGGTTCGTCACGTTCGAACAGCGGCTGCACTGTTTCGCCGTCGACTGGCTCCACCCCGACCCGTGGGGCGGCACCGTCGCCGCCACCTTCCGCCAGCTCGGCCAGCTCGGACAATGGCCGTTCCAGAAGTTGCGCAACACCCGCAACGCCAACATGGCCCTGCCCGACGCCGGATGGCATCTGTCATGGTTGGGCGGCAAAGAGGCAGCGCTCGCCAAGCTCGGATCGTTCTGCCATCCCGAGATCGCCGAACGCACCCTCGTGGGGCTCAGTTCCGATCTGTACCTGCGGGAAGGGTTCCATGTCGACGGCCGCCGGATGAAACCGGTCGATGTCGACGAGTCATGGCCGAAGATGATCGCCGAGCGTCGCTGCCCGGAAGTGTGGTTCCGTCCCCGATGAGCACCCACACCGCCACCTTCACCGAGAACTGGTTCGACCAGGTATCGCAGGACCGGCTGGCCGAACTCGGTCGACTGGTCGACAACGTCCCCGGCGTCATCGTCGAGATCGGATCATGGGAGGGACGCTCCACTTGCGTCCTCGCCAACGCGATCCGCCCTCGAGAAGTGATCGCCATCGACACTTGGCAGGGTTCGCCCGGCGAGATCTCCCACGACCTCGCCGCCGAACGCGACGTCCACGCCACCTTCGCAACCAACGTCGCAGCGCTGACCGGCGGCAACGTTCGCGAATGGCGTTCCGGTTGGCGTGACGCCATCCCACAGATCGACGACCCGATCGCCCTGTGCTTCATCGACGCCGAACACACCTACCGCGAGGTCTACGACAACATCCAAGCGGTACTGCCCAAGCTTGCGTCGGGCGGTGTGCTGTGCGGCGACGACGCCGGCCACCCACCAGTCCGCCGAGCAGTACTCGACCTGCTGCCCGAACAGGACGTGTTCGTGAAGGGCAACGTGTGGTCGTGGCGCAAACCGGCACTGGCCGACATGTACCGCACGGTCGCGTCGACACCGTCCGACATCTACCTGCACCTGCCACGGTTCGTCGAACTCGTCACCCGCTCCAAGGCCACCAAAGTTCTCGAGCTGGGCACCCGCACCGGTGTGTCAACCATCGCCTGGCTCCACGCCCTCGAGCAGACCGGCGGCCACCTGTGGTCGGTCGACATCGACAGCCAGCCGCCCATCGGTCAGTTCCCGCATTGGACGTTCATCCAAGGCGACGACATGGACGGCACGGTGCAAGCACAACTGCCCGCCCCGTTCGACATCGTCTTCTTGGACACGTCGCACCACTACCAGCACACCAAAGCCGAACTCGACCGTTACCAGCACATGGTGCGACCCGGCGGCCTCATCGTGTGCCACGACACCGAACTCCCCATCCCCGAAGGCGCACCGGCAGGCGACCCGACCTATCCGGTGAAACGGGCCATCGAGGAGTTCGTCGCAGCAACCGGCCGTCGCTGGCTCAACATCCCCGACTGTTGGGGACTCGGAATCATCGAGGTGAACGCATGACGCTGACCAACGCATACGCCTCAATGGCCGCCCTCAAAGCGGAACTCAACATCGGACAGGCCGACACCTCCTACGACGTCAAGCTGGAAACAGCACTGAACTCGGCATCCCGCCAGATCGACCGGCACTGCGGCCGCCGCTTCTGGCAGGACACCGCCGTCGTCGACCGCCAGTACTACGCCGACACCCCGTACCTGGTGCACACCGACGACATCTCCACCCTCACCGGGCTGGTGGTCAAGGTCGATACCGGCGACGACGGCACCTACGCCACCACCCTCACGATCAACACCCAGTTCATCGTGCTGCCCACCAACGCCGGCGACGACGGACTGCCCTGGTACATGATCCGTCTCGTCGACGCCGACACCACCACGTTCCCGCTGTGGACCTCCGGTCGACCAAGCGTCCAAGTGACCGCCAAGTTCGGGTTCGCCACCGTCCCCGACGACGTCAACAAGGCCTGCCTCATCCAAGCCACCCAACTGTTCAAAGCATCCGACGCCGTGTTCGGTGGGCTCTCGTTCGATGCTGGCATCCTGCGAGTCCGGGAAACGTTGAACCCGATGGCCGCAGCCCTCGTCGAGTACTACGTGAAGCCGAGGGTCGCGTGACCACGATCGCCGAAGTCCGCGACGACATGGCCGACGTGCTGCGCAACCTCGACGGCTGGTCAGTCGCATCCGGCTACATCGGCGACATGGTCAACACCTACAGCCTCAAGATCGGGCGACCGGCGTTCGACCCTCGCATGGTGTTCCAACAAGCCAAAGCGGTCCACCAGTTCACCGTTGCCGCCTACGCCCCACGCGCCACCCCCGAGGTGTCCGAAGCGGCGCTGGACGCACTCTGCGAACTGTCCGGCACAGGGTCACTGATCGCCACCGTCCAGAACGGGGCGAACTGGACCGCCGACATCGACTACGCCGTCGTCACCAACTGCGGCGAAGTTCAGGTCATCACATGGATCGACGGCGTCGACTACCTCGCCGTCCAGTTCACGATCGAGGTGTGCTTCTAAATGCCGTTCGCATCCGCACAAGTCAGCCGGCTCTACGTCGGCCCGCTCCAGTTCTCGGGCTACACCCGCAGCTACAACCTGTCCTACCAGTCCGAAATGCTCGACGTCACCGTGCTGACCTCGACCGCCAAAGAGTTCATCCCGGGCATGGAGATGGCGACCTTCAACGTCGACATGCTGCTCGACAACGCCGCCACCGCCAGCTCACAGTTCGGCATCCTGTACACCGCCAAGTCGACCCCGCAGGTCGTCACCCTCGCCCCGTCGGGCACCGCTCGAGGCGCCGAAACATGGCAGGTCCAGTCGAACGAACTGAACTTCAACACCAGCGCCGCAGTTGCCGACGTCGTCGGTGTCACCGCAGCGTTCCAGTCGGACGGCCTCGTCGACCCCGGTGTCGTACTCGACCCCGAGACGGCAATCACGATCGACACCAACGGCACCTCGGTCGACAACACCGCCGCCACCTCCAACGGCGGCGTCGGCCACCTGCACGTCACCGCCTACAGCGGCCTCACCTCCAACTCGATCATCATCGAACACTCGACCAACAACTCCACCTGGACAACGTTGGCGACCTTCACGTTGGTCACCGGCACCGGCAGCGAACGCCTCGTCATCGCACCCGGCACCACCGTCAACCGCTACCTGCGCATCCGGGACGACGTCACCGGCACCGGCAGCTGCACCCGTTTCGTGTCGTTCGCACGACGCTAACCCTCTCCACCAACCCCCACCCCTGAGGAGACATCATGGCCTTCCGCGCTGGCACCACCACCGCCTTCTACCTTGCCAACGCCGCACAGGCGTTGCAGAACCTGTCGCCGTACGCCGACAACCTGTCGCTGCCGCAGAGCGTCGAGCAGCTCGAGGTGACCGCCTTCGGCACCGCAGCCAAGGCATTCATCCCCGGCCTGCAGGACGGCGACACCCTGTCGATGTCCGGCCCGTACGACGTCGTCGTGCACACCCAGCTGACCGCTGCGAAGTCGGCAGGTTCGCTGCTCGGGTTCATCTGGGGCCCGCAGGGATCGGTGGCGTCGCAGCCCCGCATCGCCGGCAGCGTCTACGTCGCCCAGTACTCGGTCAGCGCTGCCGTCGGCGGTCGTGTCGAGTACTCGGCATCGCTCCAGGTGACCGGCGCACTGTCGAACGGCACGTTCTGAGTTGAACGACCTCGCCTCGCTGGAGAAGAAGATCGCCCTGCTTCAGCAGGAGTTCTCCGGCGAGGCAGGCAGACGCCGCCTCAATCGCGTCGCAGCCCAAACCAAGAAGGACGTCGACGAAGCGGTCAAAGCCGACCTCGGCGATCAGTCGATGTCCGGATGGCGGCGCAGCAAACCGATCAACCTCAAAGGCCGCTACGACCTCGTCGACGACCACACCTTCCGTGTCGTGCCGAACGTGTCCGGCCCAATGGTCGTCCTCGAGGAAGGCCGCAACCGTGGCAAGTCGGGCCCAGTGCAGCGATATGGCAAGAAGGGTCGCAAGTTGAAACTGCGGCGCTGGAACGGCCACACGCAACCGAAGCACACCTGGTCGGAGGCGGTCACGTTGATGCAGCGTCGCGTCGGCGAACGGGTTGACAAAC